TACGGCGACATCGTGATCGAGTCTGGCCGCCACGCCGACTACATTGCCGCCGTCGTGGGGCGCGTGCTGGAGATCCAGCTCAAGGCGGCAGCGCTGGCCCGCCGCGATGCCGAGATGGATGGAGCACGGGCATGAGCGAAAAAACCTACCCCCTGGCAGGCCCCATCCGCAAGACCTGCGATCTGTTTCGCCTGTTGGCCGGCCACGAAGTGCTGGGCCTGGCCCCCAGCGAAATCGCCAAGGCCCTGGGCGTTGCGCCCCCTTGGGTGTCCGTCAACCTGCCCGCGCTGGAGGCCGAAACCGGCTTTGTCGAGCGCGTGGAAGGCACCAACCGCTGGCGCCTGGGCGTGCCTTTTGTGCGCATCGCCGTCACCGTGGGCGCCAACCTCAACCAGGCACAGCGCCGCCTGACCGAGCTCAGCCAGCGCTACGCCGTGCCCGCTGACCAGATGGACCGCTATTCCCTGTAACCCAACCCAAGAATCTGCAACACCGTTATGGCCAACAAACCCACCCCCGCACCCAAGAGCAAAGAAGTCGCCGTTGAAATGGCAGCCATTGAGCAGACCATGGCCGCCGCCAACCAGTTGGCAGTGGCAACGCTGGAGCAGAACGAGCGCGTCAGCGCGCTGGCCAAGCAGCTCAACTACCAGGGCAGCACCGACCCTGGTGCACTGGAGAACTCGGCACGCGACGCCGCCGAATACCTGGGCAAGAGCATCTACATGCTGGGCTCCTGCCTGATTCTGCTCAAGGAGGCCAGCGACCACGGCAGTTTTTTGGCGGCCCTTGAACGGCTGAACATAACGCCACGGTCTGCCCAGCGCTACATGGCCATGGCGCAGCGCTTCGCAAATGCGACGATGTCGTCGCATTTGGAAAAGCTCGGCTACTCCAAAATGGCTGAACTGCTACCACTTGACGACGAGCAGGCCGGCGAGCTGGCAGAGCTGGGCCAGACCGGTGAGCTGGCCCTAGACGATGTAGCCCGCATGTCCGTCAAAGAACTGCGCGCTGCCGTGCGCAAAGAGCGCGCCGAGGCCGCCAAGCAAAAAAGCCAGGTGGAGCGCCTCACCAGCGTCAACACCGAACTGCACGAAGAGGCCCGCCTGGCCAAGCGCCTGCCTGCCAATGAAGCGCTGGCCAAGCTGAAGAAGGAGGCCGCCAGCATCGCCGCCGATGCCGAGGGCGCCATTCTGGGCGGCCTTCGCCAGGCGCTCATCGCCCTCAACAACCACGGTGAAGAGCGCGGCCTGCACAACGTGTACATGTCTGGCCTGGTAGGCCAGGTGCAAGCGCAGCTCAACGCCCTGCGACAAGAGTTCAACCTGCCCGACGTCAGCAACGCAGCCGACCAGAAGCTTGCCGCTGAAATGGCTGAGTGGGACAAGGAGTGAGGTAGCCATGGACTTGCATCACCACACCGGCCACCTGATCACCCAGTTGGAAACCATGCTCATGCAGACGCGCAACCTCCTCGAGGCGCTCGGCCTGGAAGACAGCTTCCCCAGCGAGATCGAGGCCCGCGCGTCACGCGAGGGGCTGCTGCAGCACCTGCGCAACACCATAGACATGCTGGGCGGATCGGCACTGGGCTACTCCTGGGCGATAGACGCCATGCTGCCGATCATCGGTGAGCTTGCCGACGCTGGCGCCATCCCCCAGGCCGTGGCCGAGAAGCTGCTGCAGCCTGCCTACGAGCACCTGGGCGAGCGCTATGTGGACTCCGCTATGGCTGCAGGGGCGGAGGGCTGACTCCACCATGGCGGCAAACGTCACACCCCCCGTCAACGAAGCGCTGGTGCAGGCCCGCTTGGGCGATGTGGAGCACGGCAACAAGGGCGCACTCATCGATGAGCTGTGCGCCGCCACGGGCCGCTCGCGCTCCACGATCTACCGGGCGCTGCAAGAAGCCACCCTGCGCCCGCAGCGCCGCCAGCGCAGCGATGCGGGCGAAGTGGCGCTCACCCGCGACGAGGCCAAGCTGATCTGCGCGATGGTGATGGAGGGGCTGCGCAAGAACGGAAAGCGCCTGTACACCATCGATCACGCCGTGGAAATCCTGCGCTCCAATGGCGCCATCCGCGCCGAGCGCATCGACCCCGAAACGGGCGAATGCAAGCCGCTCTCCGGCAGCGCCATTGCCCGCGCCCTGCGCATCTACGGCCTGCACCCTGACCAACTGCTGCAGCCCGCCCCTGCGCGCGAGCTGCGCAGCCTGCACCCCAACCACGTCTGGCAGATCGACGCCAGCCTGTGCGTCCTGTACTACCTGGAGACCACCAACCCCGCAGAGATGGGTCTGCAGATCATGGAGGCCAAGAAGTTCAATAAGAACAAGCCCAAGAACTTGAAGCGCATCGAAGACCGGCGCGTGTGGAGCTACGAAGTCACCGACCACAACAGCGGCTGCATCTTCGCCTGCTACGTGTTCGACGGCGAAAGCGCCGCCAACATCGCCGCCAGCTTCATCGCCGCCATCCAACAGCGCGGATCCGACCCGTTCTATGGCGTGCCCTTCATCCTCATGATGGACATGGGCAGCGCCAACACCAGCGGCCTGTTCAAGAACCTGCTGCGCCGCCTGAGTGTGCAGCCATTGCCCCATGCCCCCGAGAACGCCCGCGCCACCGGCCAAGTAGAAAACGCCCGCAACATCCTGGAGCGCGACTTCGAGAGCGGCCTGCGCCTCAAGCCGGTCCATAGCCTGGAGGAGCTCAACGCCCGCGTGCTGCGCTGGCTGCGCTGGTTCAACGCCACCAAGGTGCACAGCCGCCACAACAAGACGCGCACCTTGCAGTGGATGACCATCCAGCCCGAGCAGTTGCGCATCGCCCCCTCGCCCGAGCTGTGCCGCGAGCTGCTTACCCACACGCCCGTGGAGCGCAAGGTCAGCGACAAGCTGCGCGTGGAGTTCAAGGGGGCGGAGTACGACGTGAGCGCCGTGCCCCACGTCATGGTCGGCGAAAAAATCATAGTCACCTACAGCCCCTACCAGGCCAACGCCGTTCTGGTAGTGGACGCCAGTGCTGACGGCAAGGAGCTGCTGCACGCCGCGCCCCTGGTGGCGAAGGGTGACGACGGATTCGCCCTTGGCGAGCACAGCAACGTCATCGGCGAGGACTACCGCCGCCATGCCGACACGCGGGCCGACACGCACCGTAAGGAAGTCGAGCTGCTCGCCATGGAGGCCAGCACGCTGGAAGAGGCCGCAGCCAAGCGCAAGGCCAAGGCCACCCCGTTCGGGGGTCGAATCGACCCAGAAAAACACATCGTGGAGGCCGTCTTGCCTACCTTCATTCCCCGCCGTGGCACTGAGCTGCTGCCCGGCGCCCGCATGGCACAAGCCGCCGCACCCGAGCTGCTTACCCACTTCGAAGCCGCCAAGGCCCTGGTGGCCAGGGGCGTGGCCATGTCGCCCGAGCTGGTGGGCACCCTCAAGGCCCTGCACAGCGACGGTGTGCCTGAGACCGATCTGGACGCCCTGGCCGCCCGCCTCACGGTGCGCGCCGGTCTGCGTGTGGTGGGGGGTGGCCAGTGATGCGTGCCACCGCCAACGCCACCGCCGTCATCCCCGTGATGCCGCCGCTGCAGCCTGTGCTGCAGCAGCACGAGATCACCCAGGCCGAATTCGCCCGCGCCATGGGCATGTCGGCCACCGCCGCCTGCCGCTTGATCAAACACGGCCTGCTGCCCGCACGCAAACCTGCCGAGGTGCGCAAGCGTGCTGTGGATTTCTTCAAGGCCCGTGGCGTGTCCATGGCCCACCTGCGCGACCTGGTGCTGCTGCCGTCCCGTGTGGCAGCACCCCAGCAAAAGAAAACGGCAGCCCGCACCGCTGGTGCGTCTGCCGGTGAAGTTGGCCCCGCCGGGTTGCACCCCGGCGAGGCCGCCCCCGTGAACCCCGAAACCATCGAAACCCAGGAGGAAGAGCCAATGTTACTGCGTTGTGAACCCGTCACCCCCGCCGCGCGCAAGCACTTCAAGCTGCCGCGCAGCCCATTCACCGACGACATCCAGAGCCGTGACGACGTGTTTGCCAGCCAGCATGGCCGGTACGTGCGCGCCGCCATGATGGATGCCGCCACCAACCATGGCTTTGTGGCCATCATCGGCCAGAGCGGCTCGGGCAAGAGCACGCTGCGCGAAGAGCTGGAGGAGCGCATCCGCGAAGAGCGCCGCCCCATCGTGCTCATCAAGCCCTACATCCACGGCGTAGAGCCCAGCGAGGCGCGCGGCAAGCCCCTGCGCAGCGGCCACATCGCCGAATCCATCGTGGATGCCCTGGCGCCCGGCGTGTCCCTCAAGAGCAGCCCCCAGGCCCGCTACAAGCAGGTGCACGAGCTGCTCAAGGCCAGCCGCAGCGCGGGCTATACCCATCTGCTGGTGATCGAGGAGGCCCACCGCCTGCCCATCCCCACCCTGAAGCACCTCAAGAACTTCATGGAGCTCAAGGACGGCCTGCGCCGCCTGCTGGGGGTATGCCTGATCGGGCAGAACGAGCTGTTCAACATGCTGAGCGAGCGCAACCCCGAGGTCCGCGAGATCGTGCAGCGCTGCGAGCAGATCAGCATGGAGCCGCTGGACAACGACGTGGAGGCCTACCTGCAGCTCAAGTTTGAACGCCTGGGCGTCAAGCTGGCCGACGTGTTTGAGGCCGACGCCATGGACGCCATCCGCGCCCGCCTGATCCAGACGGCCCACGGCCATCGCACCAGCGAGGTGGTGAGCATCTGCTACCCCCAGGTGGTCAACAACCTGGTCAGCCGCGCCCTGAACGCGGCCGTGCAAGTGGGCTTCCCCAAGGTGGATGCCCAAGTCATCGCGGGGTGCTGAGCCATGGCCATCTATCGCATCAAGATCACCATGCGCGACGGCTCCAAGGGCCGCTACACCGGCTTGTTTGCCGATGGCGTTGAGGCCGTGCTGCAAACCCTGGCTGATTACCCTGAGGCGTGCGGTATCAGCGCCATCTGCCTGAAGCGGGGTGCAGCATGAGCCGCCGCCCCTGCCACGAGCTGGGCGTGTGCAACGGCCGCCCAGGCCTGGGCCGTACCTGCCGCCAAGACGCGCACCACGACACCGACAAGCTGCCCAGCGGTGGCTTCTACTTCGCGCCGGGCACGGTGGAGCACGCCCCCGCGCGCAAGCGCCTCAGCGGCTGGCGCCGCCTGGTGGTCGATATCGCCGTGGTGCTGGCTGTCTCAGGCTGCCTGGGCTTTGCTGCTGGGTATCTGCAGGTGAAAGGCTGGCCCCTGTGACCACAGACCTTTCATGCCCCGTGTGCGGCAGCGAGCTCGACCTGGCCGTGCTGTTCAGCCACGAGCACGATCAGCGCGCGCTGGCCCGCCTGGCGGCCATCAGCATCCCGCTGGGCGCCCGCGTGCTGCAGTACCTGGCGCTGTTCACCCCGCCCAAGCAGCGGTTGACGGCAGCCAAAAAGATCAAGCTCATCCTGCAGCTGCTGCCCGACCTGGAGCGCCAGGCCATCACCCACAAGGGCCGCGACTGGCCCGCGCCGCTGAACGCCTGGGCGCAGGCCATCGACCAGATGCTGGCCGCCCGCGACGCGCAGCGCCTGGAGCTGCCCATGAAAGGGCACGGCTACCTGTACGCCGTGCTGGCGGGCATGGCCGACAAGCACGAGGCAGCTGCAGAGCAGCAGCGCGAGCAAGAGCTGCGCACCGGCCCCCGTGCCGCCACCGTCAACGGCCCCAAGAGCGTGGCCGACCTGGTCAGTCAGGCCGCACCCACCGCCCAACCACGCCCGGCGCCCGCTGCGCCTGCGCCAGCAGGTATGTCCCCCACCGTCCGCGCCATGCGCGAACAGATCGCACGCAAGAAAGGCGATACCCCATGACCGAAGTTCGCCGAGGCCGCCCGCCAGGCCGCAAGCCCACGCCACCCCGGCCCGCCAACGCGGTGCCACCGGCCCAGTACGACCGCATGCGTGCACCCGTCTGGACTGTCACCCCCGCCGCGCCCAGCCGGGCCGGAGCCCTCAACCACAACCGAATCGAGAGCCGTGGCTCTCGGTGCTGACTGAAAGGAGCCAGACATGGCCACCGTACTTGAATCCATCGCCAAACACGCCGAAGTGCACGCCCAGGCCCGCGCTCTGTTGGCCGAGCGCGTGACGGCCCTCACCGATGCCAAGGCTCTGCTGCACCGCGAGCATCTGCCCGGCGTCAAGCGCGCTCTGAACCGCGCCGCCGAAACCGAGGCGGCCCTGCGCGCCCTGGTCGAGGCCAACCCCGGCAGCTTTGTCAAACCGCGCACGCAGGTTTTCGCGGGTATCAAGGTGGGCTACGCCAAGGGCAAGGGCGCGCTGAGCTTTGACGACGCCGACTCCGTGGTGGCGCGCATCAAGAAGCACCTGCCCGACCAGGCCGACGTGCTCATCCGACAGAAGGAAACGCCCGTGAAGGAGGCCCTGGCCCAGCTCTCGGCGGCAGAGCTCAAGAAGATCGGCGTCACGCTGACCGAGGCGGGCGACCAGACCGTGGTGCGCCCCGTGGACAGCGAGGTGGACAAGATGGTGGATGCGCTGCTCAAGGCCGCTGCGGGCGAAGAAGAAGGGGGCGAATGATGCGCGCCACCCCCACCGAGAACAAGAAGGCCGCCATGGGCTACCAGAACGCCAACCAGCGCCCCCGCTGCAGCAACTGCGTGCACAGCCAGCAGGTGGTGCCCAGCGGGGCCTACAACGACGTGTACCCGTGGCGCTGCAGCAAGGGCGGCTTTGGCGTGACAGCGCAGGCCGTGTGCAATCAGCATCAGCCTTATCAGCCTTTGCAGAAAGGCGGTGCGGCATGAGCGCGGCCAACTACACACCCCGCGAGGGTTCCGTCGCCTGGAAGGTGATCCAGTTCCTGCAGGCCAACCGCGACGAGCAGCTCGACGCCGATCTGATCTCGGCCAAGTGCGATTGCGTCCGCGCCAATGTCCACGCCTTGCTCGGCCCCGCCGTGCAGGCCGGGCTGCTGGTGCGCGGCGAGGACCTGGCCAGTGGTGAGCTGGTGTACAGCGTGGGAACCGGCGCCGCGCTGCCGTCCGAAAAGCCCACCACCAGCCCCTTCCATGCCTGGCTGGAGCGCAAGGGCCAGGATTCGGCTGAAGGCCGTCCACAGCGTCGTTCACCCCCCCCCCCCCC